CACCACCTTCAGCGTGGCACCTGTTTCCCGATGGGTGATCAACCGGAGGTGTGGCTGAACGTGCAGCAGATCCTTCAGCTCATCATCGTTGTTGACCATGTCCTTGGCCGGTACGAAGGCGTTGTCGGCAATTTCTTTGGTCGGCGCGAGGATGATGAACTCGGCCGACATTCGCCAATTTCGGACCAGGGCCGTCAACATGATCGCGGCAGCGATCGTCGATTTGCTGTTCTTCTTCGGGATGCAGAGCATGAACTCCCGAATCAGGCGCTCCCCGGTCTCGGTGTTGTAGCTACCGAACACCGCACCTGCGAAAGCGAGCACCCAAGGGGCGCACGCACTCTCAATGGTTGGGCTGCCCGGGGCATCGACAATGCGAAGCCCCTTGAATACTTCAATGCTCTCCTCTGCTTCCTGCGGGAACAGCGGCTCGGGAATGATCGACTCGCCGGCAGCCAATCGCCGCCACCAGTCCGGGCAGGCCGTTGTCCAAAGCATGCATCACCCCTTGACGACAGTGAGGGGGGGCTTGCTCTGGGAGTACCTGCCCCTGCCGGCCACTTTCGCGGCCTCCGCCTTCTGTTCCTTCTTCCCAGCCTCGGCTTTTTTCCCGTGGATATAGGGAACTGCCGTCTGCGCGGCGTTACGCCGGTCGAAAACCTTGGCCCGGGGTTCATTCATCAGGGCCAGCAACCACTCCAGAGGGTCCTGGGTGGAAGGCAAGCAACTGAGAAATTCACCGTCAGCCTCATTGACCTCCACTGGCTCGCCGGTGGCTTCTTCAGCTTTCGGCTTTCTGCTTCGTTTCTTCGGCTCAGGGTTAACACTGAGCTCCGCTTTGCGAGCCAGAATGGCTGCCGCGATCTTCGGATCATTGGCCCAGCGCGAGCCTGCTGCAGCAGCGGTCGAGGCCTTGCTGCCTGCGGCTTCCGCTGCTTCTTTGTTGGACGCACCTCGGGCTTTAGCGTCAACAAACTGTCGCTGTTTGTCTGTTAACACCATTAACAAAAACCTTGAGGGGGGAGAAAAATGTGCACGTGGGGTCGGTGGCGGTCTAGCTAGATGCGAATCGCTATATTTTGACCTCCCCCCACCCTCGCGGCACGCCACTGACGTGCTTCGAAGGCGCCTCGGGTGACCGCGCGCCAGTCCGCTGACGGTCAGCCCGTCAGGCCAGCAGCCTCCTCGGCCTGCTTGACCGAGTCGTGGCAGGGCTTGCAGAGCGGCTGCCAGTTGGTCTGATTCCAGAAGAGATCCTTGTCGCCTCGATGAGCCACGATGTGGTCAACGACGCTGGCCGCTGCCGTTCGCCCCTGCCGGGCGCAGTAAGCGCACAGCGGGTTGTCACGCAGGTATTGCTCTCGCGCCTTCTGCCACCGGTAGTCGTAGCCACGCTGGGAGCTGGTCATGCCGCTCCGCCAGCTGCCAGGTGTGACCACCTTGACCCGCGACCCTGCGCTCTCCTTGATGCGTGAGCCGAGTGTCTTGAGCCTGGCCATCAGCCTTGAGCCTTTCGGGACAGGAACAAATCGGAGTAGCCGCGCAGCTTCTCCACCCCCATGAAGCCGACCATGCCGCCGGCGAAGGTGGCCATGCCCTGTGGCAGGCCCATCCATTCGAGCAGCGGTACTAGGGCCAGGGTGATGAGGCCACACAGGGCGCCCTCCAAGAACATCTGCCTACGGGTGCCGCCGCCATAAACCACCCGAAGGACGGCGATCGCGACGGAAAGGCCAGCGGCGTACAGCTGAGGCTGGTGGGCAAGCACCCAAGCAATCAGGGCGGCCCACAGGCCGGGATCTTTCTCTGGCATATGGTCCATCTCGATTCCTCCCGTTGCGGGGAGCGGAAATAGAAAAGGCCCGCCGTTGTGGCGAGCCCAGGAGTGGGTGCGGAAGGCTGGGGCGACCAACCACCCAGCGAGAACAGTAGAGGAGCCTTATGCCCAGCGAGGTGGCTGCGCCTGGGCCGAGGTCGGTCGGGCCATTGCTTGCTCCGTAAATGAAAATTCGTGCACCGACGTAAAACCGGTCGGATGCTTGCCTAGGAATCCCCTAGAGGCTAAAAGGAATGTTGCCCGATCTGGCCTCACTAGAGGGAACTAATAAATGCCGATCAGTGACATTTTTGTAATCGCTTACAAGCTCCACGGGGAGGCTCGCGAATTCATCGTCCGCGCCGAGCGAATGAATAACGCTGAGGCTTGGCACTGGGCTGCCTGCGAAGCCGGCGTTGGAGTCATCCCTAAGTTCACTGCTTCGGATATCAGAAAAGTCTCTCGGCCTGCTGCTGAGCGCTTCGGCATAACTGACGTCCAATGGCGGAGGTCCGGCAACCTATGAAATACCGCATCGACTACAACCTCAAAGGCCATACCAGATTCTGGATATGCGATTGGCCTAGCACGCCGAACGAAGACAATGTGCTGACCGCTCTCCTCCGTCTGCATGCCCCCGCTGACCCCTTGTCTGAGGCGCGCGCGCCGTGCCGCTTATCACATGATGATCTCCGCATTGCGATCGCCGATTTGGGCATCTCGGATGTACGCATTGAGGGGGATAAATAGCTATATCGGGATACCCAGGCCAACGCTGGCAAGTACGCCGGTCACTGCAAGGGCGCCGGTACTCGGCTCGGCCATAGGTGATGCTCCAGAAACGAAAAGCCCCGGCAAATGCCGAGGCTTGAAATAGTTCGCTCGATCTTCACGCCCAAACCCTAAAGTAGTTTCGCATGTCCTTGCGCTTCGGAAACATCGAACAACTGCCTGATAAATTCAAACTCATCAGCAGTCAGACCTCGTTTCGGGGAATGCTCCGCGAGCATTGATGATTTATGTTCTAGTGCGGCTTGCCATGCCTGCTGCCAGATAGTCCATTCGAGGTTGGTAGACGCATCCAAATAGCCTTCATTCAACCGGGCAAGCAAATGTTCAGGCCTGGAAGCCTCAAACTGGTCGCGCATTGTCTCTTTTTCACGCCTAACGGTTATTCGAGCCTAGGGTATCGGCATGGCTACTCACAATTTTAGGCTTATCGCAAAAAATCGAGAATGGATAACTGGCATCGGGAGATCGTCAGAAATTAAAGGCGCCCGCGAAATGGCGAGGCCTTGGAATAAGTTGCGGAGGGCCGGTGCATACCCGGCTTGGTGGCCTGGATCGCTGGGTCACATACCCCAGACTCTCATCGCGTAGCCGATCAGGGAGCGCACGGCTTTGATCGACGCCACTACCGACTTAGCCCAGCTGCCTGAGCGTGTCATCCGCATAAAAAAGCCCGCACAGGGCGGGCAAAGAGGGATCGTGCTTTTTTTAAATCTGGTGGCTGTAGAACAGCGAGTACGACTCGATACCGTCGTTGGGCTGCTTAATGCCAGCGTTGGAGTAGTGAATCGCTCGGATGCCAACCTTCTGCGTCTCGCCGATCTTCAAGCCCGCACCGATGCGGTCTTCGAAGTTGAAGGCCGAACCAAAGTCCTGGTCACCTGCGGACGTACCAGAGAAGACCGCCAGGCCGATGCCAGCCTCAACGAATGGCTTCACGTTACCGCTGCCGAACTCGTAAACGAAAACTGGCGCAAAGGACAGCGAGTGAGCGCCACCGGAAGCATCTCCTGCTTCCCAATAGGTATACCCAGCATCCCAGTAACCGGTTAGACGGCCAGTACTGGATTCAAACCAGCTTTTGTCCCAGTTAAAGCCAATGCCGACGCGCGCTGTAAGACCACCTTGGCCTGTCGCGCCAAGCGCTCCGGATAGCTCAGCCGCTCCGGCGGACGCAGCGAAAAGGGAAAGCGCCACAACGGCGAGAACGTTTTTCATACTCACGGTCTTCCATGTTATTGAGTAGCAACCTATCAGAATCATAGCGCTATCAAATCGTTCCCTCATACAAGAAAAATGCTTTTTCTGGAGGGCTACCTGAATCTAAGCCCCTCAAAAACACAAAACCCCGACACGATGGCCGGGGTTTGTCTGTGTCGCGTAACGTTGCAAGCTGGACACGCTGCTATGAAAACAGGTGTTTATCCGCCCGCATAGAACTTTTTACGCCGCCTCTCGAATTTCTTCGAGCGCACAATCGATCCATGCAACGCCGGCCTTGATGATCTCCCGCGCCTTGCGCTCGGACATGCCTGCCTCCCTTCCAACTCGCATGGCCGGGTGCTTCGATCCGTAGTAGGCCCACACGAAATCCCCCATCTGCTGGTTGCGCTTCGTCAGCCTGGCCACAGCGCCGTCGATGATCAGGGCCAGGTCGTCAGTGATCACATGCTGCCGAGCGCCGCCCTCGCTGGGTACGTTGTCGCGCATGAGCGCGTAGAGCGGCGACACGTAGCGGGGCACGCCCATCTCACTCATTCGCCACCAGCCCCATTGCTCCAGCAGGTACTCGGTATCGCCCAGCGCCTTGTCCACGTAGGTTCGTTTCTTCATGCAGCCCTCCGGGGCGTTGGGTCGTTGTTCAGGCCGAACAGCTCGCGCAGCAGCTTGTCAGCGTGTTTGTTCTTGGCGTTGCCTTCGGTGATCCAGCCCTTAGCGAACTGCTCGAATCCCACGTTGGCGCGGGCGGCGTGCCAGTCAGCCACGATGTCCATCAGGGCCGCTGATGCGATGCGGCCGTTGTTCTGCTCCAGCAGCATGCGGTTGCCCACCTTGAGGAACTTGCACTCCACGGCGGTAAGGCTTTTGCGCGGCAGTGCCGCGGTGACATTGCTCATTGGTCGCTCCCCTTATAGCGCTGGGCATAGCTGCTGCGGCCCGCTTCAATCTCATCGTCGCTCGGTAACGTGCCGGCGAAGTTGGCGAACCGCCCATACTGGCCTTGCCGGTGGACCAAGCAAGAGCCCGAAGAGCCGTGCCGGTTCTTGTCCACAATCAGCTCTGTGACTCCGTTCTGACCTGCTTCCGACTCGGGATCGTGGTGCACCAGAATGACCATGTCGGCGTCCTGCTCGATCTGGCCGCTGTCCTTCAGGTCGCTCGCCTGGGGCTTCTTGTTGGGCCTGCTCGACGGGCCACGATTGACCTGGGCGAGAGCGATGATCGGAATACCCAGCTCCCGACTGAGGTTCATGATGGCTGTCGAGTTGCGGGCCACCGCCTCTGTCCGGCTGGGCACGCGGCTGTCGAAACCAATGATTTGCAGGTAGTCGATCAGCAGAACGTCGAGCCCCTTTTCGCGCATCAGGGACCTGGCCTCAGCCCTGATCTCCGGCATGGTCATTCCTGGCTGGTCGATAAGGTAGATCTCGGCCTGCTTGATCTTTCCTGCGGCGGATTCGACTCGCCTCCATTCGTCCTCGTCCAAAGACTTCACCTCGCGAAGACGCTTCAAGTCCACACCACCGAGAGAGGCGATGGAGCGCAGGGTCAGTTGCTCACTGGGCATTTCCAAGCTGATAGCCAGTCCCACGCCCTGGCCTCGAGTGGCAATGTGCTGCAGGATCTGCAACCCCAGCATGGTTTTGCCAGAGGCCGGCCGGCCCCCAATCACAATCATGGACTTGGGTGGGAGGTAGTCGACCAGCCTGTCCAGATCAGCAAGGCCTGTGGACCTCTTGGGCGGCGTCTTGTCGTCCAGCACATCCTGCATATCTTCAAGTACTAGGGGCAGAACCTCGCTCATGCGCTTGTAGCTCCCGCCCCCGCTGTGAAGATCGCGCAGGTCAGCCATGGCCTGCTGGGCGGCGGCGATGACCTCGACCGTAGTGACTCCCTCGTGGACCATTCCTTGAGCTTGGCCGCCAATTTCGATGATGTGGCGGATCACCCCCCATTCCTTCACATGCTTGGCATAGGCCTTCCAGTTGGCAAATGAGGGGACTTTGTTGGCCAGCTCTGCCGCATATGCGATGGTGGCGTCGCCGCTGGGCAGGGTGCGTCGAACGGTTCCGACTGTGACTGGATCGATAGGCATGCTTCGGTCCCGGCACTCAACCATGGCTTCGAACAGGGCCGCATTGTCGGCGTGATAGAAATCGGCTGAGGTCATCTGGCCGAGCATATCTTCGACCAGGCCCGCATCCTGCTGCAGCGAAGCGTGAATGACCGCGCCAAGCACGCCGTGCTCGGCCTCGTCGCTGTAGAGAGCCCTCATGCCGCTGCCCTCTTCGATTCCCAGGTAAACCCGACTTGCTGCCCGCCGTTCTGACGCAAGCGGTCAAGGGCGCGATCGCCGATGTAGGACTTGAGGCCGTCAGCGTTCAAGTTGCTGACCACCACAGTCGGCAGCACCGCCTGATACCGGCGGTCAATGATGCTGTGCAGCAGGCCCAGCTCGTACTCGCTGCCCTTCTGCGCCCCAACCTCATCGATCACCAGCAGATCCAGGGCGCCAAGGTGGACCGCCACATCGCGGTCGGTGTAGCTCGAACCGGGCACCATCGACGCGCGGGCGATACTCACGATTTCTCCGGCCGGGATGATCAGCGCCCGGCACCGGTCTGCCACAACGGTGCGGACAATCGCGCTGGCCAGGTGAGTCTTGCCGCAACCGACATTGCCGGTCAGCAGCAGGGACCGGCCGGCCCGGAAGTTGGCCGGGAACTGCTCGGCGTAGGCCCGGCACTTGTCCAGGGCCTTGCGCTGGGACTCAGTTTCGGCCCGGTAGCTGTCGAAGGTCGAGGCGGCAAACCGCGGAGTGATCCCGGCGCCAATCAGCGCGGCCATGGCGTCCTCTGCCCTGCGCTGGGCAATGGCCAGGGCGCGCTCGGCCGAGTCGCGGGGCGTGGTGTGCAGAGCCTCCCACGCGCAGCGCTTGCAGCCACGCACCAGCATCGAGCCGTCCAACTGCTCGACCTCGCTCATGTCGACCTTGCCATGCACAGCGCACTCGCCAGAGAAGATGCGCATGAAGGGGCGACGGTGGAACAGATCAGAAATTCGAACGGCCATCGTGGCTCTCCTGGTACATGTCTTCGGTGTGCTGAGGAAGGTTGTTGAACCTCGAAGGCTTGCCACCTTTCGCACCAGCGCCTGGCAAAACTGATTCGGGGTAGATGTCCGACCAGCTGTTGGTGGTGGACTTGTCCAAAACGGCGTCCGGCTCCGGATGGTTGGCCAGCTTTTTGGCAATGAGCTCGCAGGCGCGAGCCGTCAAAGGAGCACGTTTGGCTTTTCGCATTTCACAGAAGTCCCCCCAGGCTTGAATGGATGCGTTGGCAGGCTTGGCAGTCAGCGGGTCGAACTTCGACTTACGACATTTCCGATCAGGCGATTTGTCGCCTATTGGTTTATTAACGGTTAATTGACGGTTATATGACGGATTGGGTGCAGCTGCTGCACCCCGTTCAGTCGTCATTTGCACCCCGTTCTGTTGTGAGCTGCACCCCGGGGCGTCCTCATTTGCACCCCGTTCGGCATCTTCTTCATCGCGGGGTGCAGCTGCTGCACCCCGTTTTTCGACCATGTCATAAACCACTGGGCGCCGGTCATGCCGGTCAATGTGCGCAGCCGCGATAGCCTGATTTCCACGTCGAATCAATCCGGCGGATTCCAGGGCATCTAGCTTGTAACGCACGGTACGCTCCGACAGCCCCGTGTCGACAGCCAGCGTGTGCGCCGACGGAAAGGCACCACGGCCGTCAGGGCCGGCATAGTTGGCCAGGCACAACAGGACGTGCCGTGAGGTGGGCTCTTTGACCTCCTGCTGCACCAAAGCCCAGACCATGGATTGAATGCTCATGACCGCTCCCTCCGAACCCGCTCGATGTAACCTGGGCTATGAAGGTTCTGCTCGAACCACAGCGGACGACTGCGCCACATGCAGCCAGGGTTTCGGGCCTCTTTTGCCTCGTCCGAATCCCAACTCGAAATGAGTTCTCCATCACCCTCTACGGTACGGATGATGTCGATCAGTGGCCCCTGAAAGAACTCGCGATTCTCCGATACGCGACGACCAGCAAGACTGGCGTGTACCGACTGCTCCCAAGCCAAGGCGCTCTCATGCTCGCCGTAGAAAAGCACACGGTACTCAGATGGCACGCCGGTTCCCCGAGAAAGCTCCACGGCGCGCCGGCATGGTGAGTGGGCAGTCATGCCAACTTTGTAGACGCCCGGCATAGCTTCGCTGCCCATGATGTAGATGAACCCGTAAGTACTGCTCATCGGTTAAATCTCCAGCTCAGCGGTCACCCGCTTGATGAAATCGCCGTAGCTCTCGGCCATCGCAAAGCCGTTGTCTTCCATGGCCCGCCGACCAGCCTTGGCCAGTTCGTAGATCGTCCAGCGCTCGCGCTCTGGAAGGCTCTTGAACTGGGTGTAGGTTGGCCAGGGCCCATTGATGATCGTTGCGCCGGCGCGCTGCGGGAGCGCCTGGGCATGGTTTGGGTTCGTGGTCATTGGATGGTCTCCGATGAGGGACCGGTGATGGCCGGGAGAGAAGCACTCACATCCTGCGCAGCACTGCCAGCAAGCCGGGAAATCAGTTGGCTGTATGCGTTCAAGGCGTCAACCGAGTGGGCTCTCGCCAGGTCCAGTTCCACCAGCTGAGGGCAATTCCCGTTGATGAGCTCACCGACACGCCTGATGTAGTTGAATCCAGCCTGCGCCAGCTCCAGATCGGCCAGGCCGGCAAAAGCAGACGCTGGCAACGGCTTGAGCTCAGGCGGGCGGATAGGGATTGGCAGCGAACTGATCACCTCTCCCGCCAACAGCGCCTGGCGCTGCTTCTCCAGGTGATCAGCAGAAACAGTCTGCACGGCATGGCCAGTCCGCCTACGGAAGAGCACCGCCAGCGCCATGCATGCCTCAATGAGGCTGACGTGCGTTTCGTCGCGCTCATGGATCTTTACGCCTTCCTCCACCACCTCGATGGCGTTGGCGACGGTCTCGAAGCACGTCATCAGCAGGGCAGCATCGGTGAACTTCTCGAAAAAGGCTTCGTCGATCACCTCAGCTGCTGGGGCGGCGGGGAAATTGATAACGTTGATCATGATTGGGCCTTCTGGACCAGGCGGAACCGGCCCTCGAAATATGGGTGGGTCGCCTGGGTGGCGGTGACCATCGTGGATTCAGAGACGAAACGATGGAAGGCGGCGGTGACGTGGCTCTTCGACCAGACCAGGTACTGCGAGCCGAGAGCCTCCTCGTGACCATTACGGACCATGCCGGCTGGGTTTGGCTGGTTGGGCCAGACCTTCAGCACGTAGTCCACGACGGCGCCTGACAGGCCGTGGCGCTTGAGCATCGTTTCCTTGATGCGGGTCAGCGACTGGCAATTCTGCGGGCAGTGGTCCCACACCGTGGTCTGGCTGAGGTCGTCCACTCGCTTCTCGATTCGCTCCAGGGCGATCTGCTGCTCGCGCTGCTGACGTTCGACGGCCACCAGGTGATTGGCGTTGGCGGCGGTGATCTCGGCCTGGGTCATGGGGCGGGCTTGCTGGCCCTCCAGTTCGTTCAGGCGGGCAAGCACACGGCGGCGAACGCCCTTCGATTCGCGCATGGCGACCAGCTTGCACTGATCGGCGGTGAGGCGAAGCCCTTCGGACTGGGTGTTGTTCAAATTTTGCACTACGAAAGTTTCGTAGTGCTCGCCATCAAGCTCGTCCTTGCAGCGAGCAACGAAGTCGTTATGACGAACAGAGCACTCACCGAAACCGGCGCGAGCCTCGTTGACTAGCGCCAGCAGCTCGGTGGTGTCCATGGTGGTGAAGGTGGCGGAAGGAAGGTTCATGCAGCGCCTCCCACGACCCGTGCATACTCAAAACTGACCGCCGCTTCATCGACAGCAGTCCTCAGCGAGGACAGAGGGATGCCACTCGCGTACGCCTCTCGCGCAAAATGGAAGAGCATCTGCACCACGACCAGTTCGGAGTAGGTAGTCTGCGTGCCAGCACGCCGGTTCACCTTCGCCATCAACTGATTGAACAGATATTTTTTAC